ACCTATTATGAATGTATTTATGAAAGAATATAACAAACTATCTAAAATATGAGCAAACGAGAAGATATAGCATCTAATATAGTTACAGCAATTTCAACTGGGTCATCTCCAATAACTATCAAAAAAGTTACTAGAGAACCTTTTAATGTTGATGAACTATCTGAACAACAATATCCAGCTTGTTTCGTACAATCAGGAAATGAAATTAGATCAGATCAAACAATAAGTTTTACAAGTGCTTTAAGAGAAGCAACAGCAGATTTCGTAATTGTTGGGTATGTAAAAGGAACAACATCTAATATTGACACAAAACGTAATGAGTTAATCACTACGATTGAAACAAGAATAAATTCTGATAGAACAAGAGGTGGGTACGCAAAACAAACTCAGGTGGTAGAAGTTTCTACTGATGAAGGAGTTTTGTTCCCAATAGGTGGTATCAGAATGGTGGTGCGAGTTATGTATCAATACACATCTGGCACACCTTAATATAAACAAATAGGAGAACAAAAAATGGCAACACACACAGGGTCAGAAGGACTGATAAAAATTGGTGCTAATACTTTAGGAGAACTTAGAAGTTATTCTTTAGAAACAACTGGAGATACTATTGAAGATACTTCAATGGGAGATTCTACAAGAACTTATAAAACAGGTTTAACTTCTTGGACAGGAACTGCATCTTTATACATGGATGAAATGGACACAGCACAAATATCTTTAACAGTAGGTTCTGAAATTACAGTATCTTTTTATTTTGAAGGTGCTACAGCAGGAGATAAGTATTACACAGGAACAGCTATTGTAACTGGTAAATCTGTATCTGCTTCTTTTGATGGACTAGTTGAATCTGAAATTTCTTTTCAAGGAACTGGAACATTATCATTATCAACAGCAAGTTAATTAATTAAATAGAGGAAGAAAAATGAACGTAATAGATAGAGTGAAGGCACAGTTTGAATCTTTAGGCATAAAAAAGATTGAGGTAGCTGAGTGGGGCGAGGAAGGCAAACCTTTAATAATATACTGCTCACCATTTACATTAGGAGAAAAAAGAAACCTATTTAAAGGTGCTAAGAATGATGATCTAGGAGTATTAGTAGATGCAATCGTTTTAAAAGCAAAAGACTCAGAAGGAAATAAAATATTTAAGCTAGATGACAAGCTAACATTATTGAATAATGCTGATGCAAATGTTATAGCTAGAGTATCAACAGAAATGTTGAATGGTGTTTCTTACGAGGAAGCTGAAAAAAAGTAAGATTTGATTCGGAGTTATATTCTATACTTGCTCTGGGTCATGAATTAAAAAAAAGTATGGAAGAAGTTCTCTTGATGACTCAAGATGAATTTTATTATTGGATAGCTTACTTTAAAGTGAAGGCAGATAAAGAGAAACTACATGGCAGATCAGCAACTAAATATAAGACTTAATGCAATAGATAATGCTTCAAAAGCACTTACAGATGTAAAAAATAATATCAAAGGCATAGGAACTACCACAGATAATGTTGCAGGAAGTTTTTTTACACTTAAAAATGCAATATTAGCATTTGCCACAGGTGCAACTATAAATGGTGTAATAAACCAGACTAAAAAATTCCAAGATTTACAAACTACTTTATCAAGAGTGACTGGTTCTGTTGAAAATGGAACACAAGTATTAAATTATTTAATTGATTCAACAAAACGATCTACTTTTACAGTTCAAGATTTAGCTAACGCATATATTACATTATCTACTGCTGGAATAGCACCAACTGAAAGAATTTTAAAAATATTTACAGATACTGCTTCTGCATCAACAGATCAATTAGATACACTAAATGATTTAACAAGATTGTTTGCTAAAGGAGTTCAAGGTGGATTAGGAATACAAGCTTTAACTCAATTAGTATCAAAAGGAATACCTGCATTTGGAATATTAGAAAAAGAATTAGGATTATCAAAAGATGGTATTGAAAAATTTGCAGAAACTACAAGAGGTGCTAACAAAATATTAGATGCTTTATTGAATGGTTTAGAAAAATCATTTTCAGGTGCAACAGAAGCAAGAGCAAACAATTTATCAGTTGCATTATCAAGAATTGGTAAAGAAGCAGATTTAGCATTATTAAATTTAGGAAAGAATGGTCTTACACAGGGAGTTAATGATTTAGCAGATGCCTTTGCTACACTAAACAAAGAGGGAGAACCACTATTAAAATTTTTTGGTGGTTTATCAGAATTTGCACTTACAACAGCTAGTGGTGCTTTATTATTCTTTAATAATATTCTTAAAGATTTACGAAAAGAATTTAATCAATTTGCAAATGAATATACTAAACTTTACAATAAAATAACTGGCAAAAGAATACCATTAAATGTTGAGGGAATGGTTACATCTCCAACAGAGATAACAGGTGTATCTACTGGATTACCAAAAACAGAAAAGACAATAACACCAATACTTGATCTTGAATTAGTTTTAAAAAGAGTAATTGAAGATAATCAAAACAAAATTGACAGAATAAATGATTCATTTTCAACAACAGCAGGTTTAACAAAAACAATAACAGAAACTCTTAATGCTGGTATAGGAGATTTTTCACAGAAGTTAGCAGAATCAATAGTTCTTGGTAAGCAATTACAAGATGTATTTAGAAACCTAGCACAAAGTTTATTAGTATCTATTTTAAAACAAGCTATTGAATTAATAGCCAGAGAAACATTAAATTATTTTTGGAAACAACTTCAAACAACAGAATTGTTTAAACAACTTGCTCTTGAAAAACAAATAACAGCAGAAAAAATATCACAAGCATCTTTATCTTCTTCTTCTAGTGGTGGTGGATTTTTAGGTGATTTATTTAACATAGGAAAAAGTTTCTTTGGTGGTAGTGGTGGCGGTGTAGATGTTCCTTATGGTGCAGAAGGTGGTTCTATGACTGGTGGTAATCCTTATATGGTTGGTGAACGTGGTAGAGAATTATTTATTCCTTCTACAAATGGAACTCTTATACCAAACCATGATTTAACAAATATGGGAACTAATATAACATTTAATATTCAAGCAAATGATGTTAGAGGTATTAGAGAATTATTAATAGATAATAGAGCAACTATAATTAACTTAGTTAATCAAGGTGCTAATGCGAAAGGTAAATCAAACGTAGTATGAGTGGAACATTCCCATCAAGTCCAGCACCAAGTTCAGTAGCTATTTCATCTAATCAAAATACTATTGTTACAACTACTGCATCTGGCAGACGACAAGCAAGACAAATAGATGCACAGAAATTTAGATTAAGACTTAGATTCCCTGTTATGACAAGAACTGAGTTTGCACCCATTAATGCTTTTATATTAAAACAAAGATCACAAATGGAATCATTCCAATATTCTCCACCAACTATATCTACATCATTAGGAGTTGCTTCAGGAGTTATTAGAGTTAATGGTGCTATTAGTGCAGGAGTTACTTCAGTTGCAATAGATGGTATGGCAAATAGCACATCAGGTATATTTAAAGCTGGTGATTATTTTAGATTTACTGGTCAAAACAAAGTTTATATGTGCGTTGCAGATGTAAGTTCTAATGGTTCTGGTCAAGGAACATTAACATTTGAACCACCATTAAGAACTGCTGTTGCTGACAATGCAATACTTATTTATTCTAACGTAGATTTTACAGTTGGATTAACTGGAGATATTCAAGAGTTTAATATTAGCACAGAAAACTATTTCCAATACGAAGTTGATCTTATAGAGGTATTATAATGACTAGATCATTAACTGCTGGTGTCATAGCAGAATTAGCTACAAACAAATTAAATCCAGTAGAACTTATTTATTTAGGTATAGGTTCAGGAACATATTACACAGATCATTTTTCTAATCTTACTTTTAATGGCAATACCTATATATCTTCATCATTATTCTTAGGAAGTTCTGAAGTTCAAGAGACTGCTGACGTATCTGTAAACAATCTTACATTAAAATTTTCAGGTGCAGATACAACAATCATAAGTCTTTTATTAAACAATGATTACATGAATAAACCTGCAAATCTTTATAGAGGTTTCTTAGATGATAGTGGAACTTTAATAGCTGACCCATTTTTATTATTTGAAGGTAGAATAGCTAACTTCTCACTTGAAGAAAATGCAACTACATCATCAATCAATGTTATTATAGCTTCACATTGGGCAGATTTTGAAAAAGTACAAGGAAGAAGAACTTCTGAAAACTCTCAAAAATTATTATTTCCAACTGACAAAGGTATGGAGTTTGCAAGTCAAACATCACAGAAGATTAAATGGGGTGTAGCTTAATGAGTGATTTAGATAGAGCAATACATATATTTAGACAGATGCCAAGATACGATAAATATACTTACGCACAAATAGCAGGAATGATTTTACCACCACTTAACTTAGATCAATACCAAATCCATAGAGTTGGAAAAGAAGATGTTGGATTTACAAGTTGGGCTTACATGAATGATATAGTTCAACAAAGATATAAAGTTAGTGGCAGATTAAAAGACAATGAATGGAATAGTGGAAAGAATATTTGGGTTATGTCTTTTGTTGCAAAGAGTCATGCTAAAGAAATAATGAGTTGGGTAAAAGAATACTTTAAACCAAAACTTGAAGTTAATGAATGTGTTAAATGGATTAGAATGTCAGAAGATAATCATATTTATAGAACATCAGAAAAATATAAAAGAGGATTTCACGCATAATGCCAGAAGCAGTAGTAACAGCGATTATAACAACCATAATAACAACAGCAATAAGTTATTTAATTGCACCAAAACCTAAATCACCAAGACAATCATCTAATGATGAAGTTAAAGGTATCTTAGTAAACAAAGACGCAAACAATAATCCAATACCTGTTGTCTATGGTCAAAGACAGGTTGGACTAACTAGAGTTTATGTTGAAAGTTCTGGTGTTGATAATCAATATCTTTATATCGCTGGAGTTCTTTGCGAAGGTGGTGGTGCAGGAATTGAAAGCATAGATGAGATTTATGTTGATGACAAATTAGTAACTTGGAGTGGTGCATTAACTGATGGAACATTAAGAACAGTAAATAGTTCAGATGCTAACTTTTATAAAGATGGAACAAGCTTAATATCTGTTCAAGGATTCTATGGTTTAGATAATCAATCTGCATCTTCATTATTACAAGAACAAGCTAATTGGACTTCTAATCATAAATTATCTGGTCTTGCTTATTTAGCTATACGTTTAAAATGGAATCAAGATGCTTTTAGTGGAATACCTGAAATTAGAGTTACATTAAAAGGCAAAAAGATTTACGACCCAAGAGCAGATTCTACAAAAGGTGGTTCAGGTTCACAAAGAGAAGATACTTCTTCTACTTGGGCTTATTCTAAAAACTCATCTTTAATTCTTTTAGACTATTTAAGAAATGCTAGATACGGAAAAGGTTTACCAAACTCAGCATTTGAAACTAATTACGATTCATTTAAAACTTCTGCAAATACCTGCGAAACTCAAGTAACTCCTTACACAAGTGGTGCTTCAATTAATCTATTTGAAACACACGCAGTATTAGATAGTGAGAAAAAAGTAATTGATAACGTAAGAGAATTACTTGTACCTATGAGAGCAATCTTTAATTACACTCAGGGTAAATATAAAGTTATTATTGAAGGTACTGGTTCATCACAGTTATTACTAACTAAAGATAATGTTGTAAGCGAAGTTAAATTACAAGGAGAAAACAAATCTGAGAAATATAATAGAGTTGTAGGAACATTTACAAACCCTTCTAAAGATTATCAATCAGATACAGTTTCATATCCACCTTATGATGATTCTGCATTAGCAGTAGAAGATCGTTTTGCAACAATGTTATCTGCTGATAACGATACTTTACTTGAAAGAAGTTTTGATATGATTCATGTTACATCACCTTATCAAGCTGAAGAAATTTGCGAGAACATATTAAAGAGATCAAGAAATTGTTTAAAAGCAGAAGTAACTATTACTTCAGAAGGATTAAACTTAGCTATTGGAGACATAGTAACAGCAACTTATGATACAGCAGGTTTTAGTGAAAAACCATTTAGAGTTATGTCATTATCTATTAATGCTGACAGCACAGTAAATCTTGGCTTAGAAGAACATCAAGATAACTTTTATACTTGGGAATCAAAATCACAAGTACCTACAATAAATGATACTGTATTACCAAATCCATTTTCAGTATCTGCACCAGCTTCGGTTACTTTAGATGACCAACTTATAGAATACTCAGACGGAGTGGTAATAACTTCTTTAGATGTAACGATTGGTGCTTCTCCTGATTCTTTTGTGGACTATTACCAAGTTGAATACAAACTAAGCACAGATACCGATTACATTATTCATGGACAAGGAAAAGGATTATTTCAAAGAATATTAAACGTAGTAGATGGTTCACTTTATAACGTAAGAGTAAAAGCATTTAACACACTAGGAGTATCATCTACTTACACATCTGCTACAAGAACTATTATCGGTGGATTACTACCACCTGCTAACGTAGAAGATTTTTCTTGTAACATTATTGGACGTGATGCTCACTTATCTTGGACACAAATCCCAGATTTAGATTTAGCTTATTATGCAATTAGATTTAGTACATTAACAACTGGTGCTGAATGGCAGAACTCAGTTTCACTTGTTGAAAAAGTTGCAAGACCAGCAACATCAGTAACCGTTCCCGCTAGGATTGGTTCTTACCTAATTAAAGCTGTAGATAAAAATGGAAACTTCTCATCTAATGAAGCTGTAATATCAACTAACATTTTAGAGATAGGAGATTTTAATGCTGTTCTAACACAAACTGAATCGCCTACATTCTCAGGAACTAAAACTAATGTCTATGTTGATGGTGGTGCTTTAAGATTAGATTCTACTGAAATTTTTGATTCTGCTGTTGGATTATTTGATTCTCCTACAACTTTTTTTGATGCTGGTGTAACTACTTACGATTTATCTCCAACTGGTTCTTACTTATTTGCTTCTCCTATTGATATTGGTGGAAGTTACACAGTTCGTGTAACTGCTTCTCTTACACAAACTGTTGATAACATAGATAATCTTTTTGATACTGAAACTGGATTATTTGATGATGGTGCTTCTAACTTTGATGGAGATTCTCCTGCTAACTGTAATGCTCATTTAGAAATTGCTACATCTGCTGACAATATAACTTATACTTCATTCAGAAATTTTGTAGTTGGCGATTACACAGCTAGATATTTTAAATTTAGATTAATGATGAGATCAGATGATTTAGCTTCTACTCCAGTTGTAAATGCTTTAAGTGTAACGATTGACGTTCAAGATACTATTCAAAATGGAAATGATTTAACAAGTGGAACTGGGACTTATACAGTAGTGTTTACAAGACCATTCTATTCTGTTAATTATGCTGTTGGAATTACTAATCAAGGAATGGCTACTGGTGATTTTTATACCTTAAATAACAAAACTATAAATGGTTTTGATATTGCCTTTAAGAATAGTGGTGGAACTGGTGTAAGTAGAACTTTTGATTATATTGCAAAAGGATTTTAAATAAGATATTAGATAGATTATGGCACAACACGATTTTAACATAGCTAACCAGTCGTTCCCTTCTTTTAGAACTGACTTAAACAATGCTCTATCAGCTATTAACACTTCTCAATCAGGAACATCAAGACCATCTGGTGCTGTTGCTGGTACAATTTGGCTTGATACGACATCAGCAACAACTCCAACTTTAAAATATTATGATGGTGCTGATGACATCTCTTTAGCAACACTTGACCATTCTGCTAATACTGTAAATTGGTTAGACTCAACTGTGTCCATAACTGGACTCTCTACGACTGCTACTGGAACAGTTTTAACACTTTCAGATTCAGCTACTACAAGTTCAGTAAATTTAATTATAGATAATGATAAAGAGATTCGTTTTAGAGAAGCTACTGCTAATGGAACAAACTATATTAGCTTATCTGCACCAGCTAGTTTAAGTGCTGATGTAACTTACACATTACCAACTGCACCTGCATCAAATAATAGAGCATTAATTTCTTCTACTGCTGGTGTTATGTCTTATACTCCTTATTCTTTTCCTTCTTCTGATGGAAGTGCCAATCAATTATTAAAAACAGATGGTGCTGGTGCATTATCTTTTACAACTGTGTCTAGTGGTTCATTACCATTTAAAAATATTGTTATTAATGGTGATATGCAAATTGCACAAAGAGCAACCACTAAAGCTAGTATTGGATTTGAATATGGTACAGTTGATAGATGGCAAACAGTTCAGGGTAATTTAGGTAATTTTACTCAATCACAATCAACTGATGTTCCTTCAGGATATGGTTTTTCTAAATCTTTAAAAATGGATTGTACTACTGCTGATGCTTCTCCTGCTTCTGGTGATGAATTATATATAAGACAAATTTTTGAGGGACAAAATTTACAATATTTAAAAAAAGGAACTGCCAACGCTGTATCATTAACAGCAACATTTTGGGTTAAATCTACAAAAACTGGAACACATATTTTAGAACTTTATGATAATGATAATTCAAGAAGTATATCTAAATCTTATACTGTAAGTGTTTCTAATACTTGGGAGTTTAAAACAGTTACTTTTGCTGGTGATACTACTGGTGCTTTTGATAATGATAATGCTGCTAGTTTAAATCTAAATTTTTGGTTAGGTGCTGGTAGTGCTTCTACTTCAGGAACTTTACAAACATCTTGGGCAACATCAGTAACTGCAAATAGAGCTGTTGGACAAGTTAATTGTGCAGACAACACAGCAAACGATTTCTTAATTACTGGAGTTCAATTAGAAGCTGGAACAAGTGCTACTGATTTTGAGTTCTTACCTATTGATGTTAGCTTAGGTAGATGTCAAAGATATTTTTCAAAAAGTGAAACTCTTAGTGGTTTAAGTGGTGCAGCTGTATTTACTTGTGTAACTTTTAATACAACAGAATTATGGGGATATTGTCCCTGGACTGTAACAATGAGAGCAACTCCAACAGTAACAATTTATGATAATTCAGGAAATTCTGGTGCAGTTCATCAACTTGGAAGTCCAGATATTTCTGGTGTTACAGTTGGTAATTTAAGTAGTGTTGCACTTAGTCAATTAACAAAAACAAGTGGTTTTACAAGTAGCAGATTATATGGTTTTACTTATAAAGCAGATGCGGAATTATAATTATGTATAAATTAACACCAGACACATCACTTGGAAAATCAAATGTAGTTTTAAGATTATCTGACAATGCTTGTATTCCATTTGACTTAGCTAACACAGATTATCAACAATACTTAAAATGGCTAGAAGAAGGTAACACTCCTTTACCAGCAGACGAAATTAGCGAATAATCTTATTCAGTAGGTGGGTTATCAATTACTTCACCACCTTCAGCAATCCACTTTTGAATAGCTTGGTAGTCTGTGTTAGCTGGGTCTAGTGGTACAGATTTAACTATATTAGAATCTACATAAGTTATTCTGTAATTAGAAAATTTATTTGTTAGTGTGTCGTATATTTTTGTTATTGTATTAATCATAATTATAACTCCGAATCAAAAGCAATTGATGAACTAGCACTATTTGATACTGCTGTAGTTCCAGCTCCAGCCGCACCAGCAACACCAGAAGTTACATATAAAAAAGTACCATTTTTAGCTACTGATGTAATTCCAGTCCAAGCATCAAAAAAATCTGCAGTATTATTATATACAACATAATAATAGTTAGTTCCTGTGCTTTGTACAAGTGTAGGATTAACTCTCATTTGAACTGGAAAAAATACATTTACATCAGCTCTTGTGCTTGACTGATAAAAACCTGAACCAATCATAGCACCCTCACTATCAATAAATCTGTAATAATATCTTCGGCATCTACCTAAGCTAACATCAATAGGTAAGAACTCAAAATCTATTGATTAGTTTAATTAAAGATAATATATATATTTATACAACGATGAACATTCTTATAGCCATACCCTGTTATGGAGGGAATATATCCAATCTTACCTTCCATTCTTTGTTTAATGTTATCAAACCTTTAAATGATATGGGACACAATCTTAGAATAGAAACACTACCCACTGAATCTTTAATCAATCGTGCTAGAAATAAGTTTGTAACTAAGTTCTTAGATAATAAAGAATTTAATGGTACGCATTTATTATTCATTGATGCTGACATTGGTTTCACATTACAGAACTTACTAAGAGTTATAGAGTTTGATAGAGAAGTTGTTACATGCACCTATCCTGTAAAAGGATTTTACTGGCAGCAATTACTAGATCGTATCAAAGAAAATAATAATATAGATGAACAGACAATGCGTGATTATCTTTTGCAGTTCAATGTTAATCTATATCCTAACACAGAATTTAAAGATGGCTTTGCAAGAGTAAAGGAAAGTGCCACAGGTTTTATGATGATAAGACGT